CGAAAAAAGGTAAAGTCCCTAACCTACAACAGTGGGAAACTGCTAGAGAGATATAAAAAGAATAAAAAATTTCTGAGATATAAAAAAAAATGCTGAGAGTAATTTTTGCCCCTGTAAGGTTCACTGTGTTTGTCCTTTTAGGGGCATTAGTATTATCTGTAACTAACTGTGTGCCTGAGCAAGGTGATATAGGTATACCTGAACGGAGTGAGAACCCCCCACAAAATGGGAGAAGTCTTATTGACACTCTCTAAATATTGTACTATAATTATAACAAATAAGGTGAATTATTAATGGCTAAAGGATTTACTGTAAAAGCATCTAAACCCAAGAGTAAGAATCAGGATAAACCTGAGTGGGATTATGATGCCATTAAACGCAGATGGCGTGGAAAGAAGATAGTCTTCTGCTTACCTGGCAGGGGCGTCTCCTATGTCTACCTGAAAAACTTTTTGCAGTTAGCATTTGATCTTGTACAAAACCAAATGAGTTTGCAGATCTCACAAGATTACTCATCTATGGTAAACTTTGCAAGATGTAAGTGTTTAGGTGCAAATGTATTGAGAGGTCCTGATCAAAAACCTTGGGACGGAAAGTTAGATTACGATTATCAGTTATGGATTGACTCAGATATAGTCTTTAACACTGAGAAGTTCTGGCAATTGCTTGACATGGCTCTCCCTGAAGAAGCAGTTACTGAGGAGGCAATTACAGAAGAAGAGAAAGATGCTGAAGGTAATGCAATACTGAATGAAGATGGTTCTCCAAAGACTAAGGTAACAGGTATCAGACAAACTATTGATCCTAGTAAGGAGAGAAAGATTGCAGCAGGTTGGTATGCTACTGAAGATGGTAGAACTACCTCTGTAGCACATTGGTTAGAAGAGGATGATTTCAGAACCAATGGTGGGGTCATGAACCATGAAATGGTTGAGGGTATCTCTAAGAGGAAGAAGCCTTTCACAGTTGACTACACTGGGTTTGGATGGGTGCTGATTAAGAAGGGTGTGTTTGAGCATGAGGATATAAAGTATCCTTGGTTTGCTCCTAAGATGCAGGTCTTTGAATCAGGTGCTGTCCAAGATATGTGTGGAGAGGATGTGAGTTTCTGCTTAGATGCTATGGATGCTGGATTTGAGATCTGGTGTGATCCTAGAATTAGAGTAGGACATGAAAAGACTAGGGTGATATAATATGGCTATCATGAAGAAGTCCCTGAGTGGACAGGACTTTGTTGAGACTATTCCTAAGAAGACACTGCAGGGCAGTGGGAAACATACTAAGTATGCTGCTACTTCTAGGAATAGAGCAAAGAAACCATATAGGGGTCAGGGGAGATAAAAAAATCCGCGGAAACCCCTCTTCCTCTCTGTAGTATATGAGTATAGTTCTATGTGGATACTGATTGCTTATGGGATTGTAATGATCCTAATACTTTTGATGGTGGGGGTTGCCGCTCTAATTAAAAAAGATAGTAAATAGTTAAACCTTAAGGGGGTACTGATGACTGTTAAAGAACACGACCTAGATCATGAGGTCTACTTAGATCCTAAAGATGGTAAGGAGCATGTCAATCATGGTATGCTTGAATATTCTCAAGAAGATCTAAAACTTCACAATGATGCTTTTCATACTCATAGTGAAGAAGAGGTAGATAAGAATGATGCTAAGATTAATGATTGGCATACAAGACATGAAGATCAACACTTAGAAGTGTATTGCGATAACCATCCTGATTCAATGGAGTGTAGAGTTTATGACGACTAAAGAATCTTTCTTAAGAGAAATCAATTACGATGGGTTAATGCCTAAGCCCAAAAGGGAGTCAAAACATAACGATCTATATGAAAAAACTGATATAGATCCTGAATTATATGATGATTTTGAGAACCCAGTTCCCATCCAAGATTAAAAGTTGAACTTACTGTAATAAATAAACAATAATTACTGTAACATTAATACGTGCCTATTCAAAGGATTAGTAAAGGATTTCTAGATTTAAGTGCTAGTTTCCAAAATAACCCTCTCAGCAATGATTTAATTGCGTTAAAAAATGAGAATGCAATTTCACGTTCAGTTCGCAATCTAATATTAACTATACAAGGTGAGAGACCTTTTGCTCCTGTACTAGGATCTAATGTCTCGAACCTTTTATTTGATAATATGGATAAATTAACTGCAGCTGCATTGAAAGAAGAGATTATTACTACAATAGAAAACTATGAACCACGTGTGGATGTGAATGAAGTAGTATGTAATCCAAATTATGATAATAATGAATATAACGTCACAGTAAAATATTATATTGTTGGCATTGATGTGCCAGAACAAGAACTTTCGTTCGCATTAGAACCCACTAGGTAGATAAATGCCTTTAGTAAATTTTAGCAACGTCGATTTTGACCAGATAAAGACCTCAATCAAAGATTATCTTAGATCTAATTCTAATTTCACTGATTATGACTTTGAGGGATCTAATTTATCTGCAATTATTGATACGCTTGCTTATAACACCTATATTACCTCATATAATGCCAATATGGTAACTAATGAGGTGTTCATTGATTCCGCCACTCTCAGGGAGAATGTGGTATCACTGGCAAGGAATATAGGTTATGTACCTAGATCCAGAAAGGCAGCAAAAGCATTAGTATCTTTTACTGTTGATTGTACAAATCAAACATCAGTGACGCTGACACTGAAAGCAGGTATTGTTTTAACAACAGCAAATAAGTTTGGTGGAAGAAATTATACATTTGCTATTCCTGAAGACATTACTGTACCTGTTTTATCTACTGGATTTGCTAATTTTGATAATGTTGAGGTATATGAAGGAACTTACATCAATCAGACCTTTACAGTTAGTTCTAGAAACCCAAATCAGAAATATATCCTTCCAAATGTAGGAATTGACTCAGATTTGATTAGAGTAATAGTAAAAGATAATGAATTATCATCAGTAAGAGACAAATATCAAAAATTTGATAGTTTATTTAATGTTAATAAGGATTCTATGGTCTATTTCCTACAAGAAATAGAAAATGAGAGATATGAGGTTATATTTGGTGACGGTGTATTTGGTAAAAAGGTAGAAGAACCTAATTTTATAGAAGTTAGTTATATTACCTCTAGTGGTTCTGATGCAAATGGTCTACAAAACTTTACTTTCTCTGGAAGACTTATAGATAATGGTGAAACGTCCATTACTACTGGAATTTCTTTAGTTTATACTGATCAATCCTCTTCAGGAGGTAGTTCTATAGAAAGTATTGAGTCTGTTAAGAAATATGCTCCACAAATTTACTCTTCACAGAACCGTGCAGTCACAGCATCTGATTTTGAGGGGTTAGTTCCTAGAATTTATGCTGAAGCAGAGTCAGTCTCTGCATATGGTGGTGAAGAATTAACACCCCCTAGATATGGTGAAGTGTTTATTAGTGTTAAACCTTATAATGGGGTTTATTTGTCCAGTGCTGTTAAAGATAATATTAAAAATGAGTTAAGAAAGTACTCTTGTGCTGGAATTATCACTAAAATTCTAGATTTGAAGTATTTGTATGTAGAAACTGATAGTACTGTATATTATGATACAAGTAAAGTTGCTTCTCCTAACACAGTTAAGAATACTATAGTAGATAATATCACAAATTATGGAAATTCTACCCAATTAAATAAATTTGGAGCTAGATTTAAGTATAGTAAGTACATTGGAATGATTGATAACAGTCAATCTGCTATTACTTCTAATATCACTACTGTGCATATGAGAAGGGATATGGAACCTGTGTTAAATACTTATACAGAATATGAAATTTGTTATGGAAATAGGTTTCATGTAAAGAGTGAGGACGGTTATAACATTAAATCTTCAGGATTTAAGGTTAGTGGTATTAGTGATATGGTTTATTTTGGTGATCTTCCAGATAAAAACCTAAAAACAGGAAAAGTTTTCTTATTTAAGTTAAATTCTCCTACACAACCAGTTGTTGTAAAGAAATCAGTTGGAATTATTGACTATGTTAAGGGTGAAATTAAGTTAAATCCAATAAATTTCATCTCCACTAAGCTTACTAGAGGAGTTACTGGTCAAGAAGTACCATTAATTGAAATATCTATGTGTCCTTATTCTAATGATGTTATTGGATTGCAAGATCTTTACTTACAATTAGATGTTGGTAATACAACAGTTACTATGGTTCCTGATGAAATTACCTCTGGTACTAATACTTCAGGTAGTAGCTATAAAGTAACTTCTAGTTATGCTAATGGACATTTAGTTAGAGGCACTCCTTCATTATCTACATCATCTAATGGCACAAATAATGCCACAACAAGTACAAGAACTGTTACATCATCTAACGGTACTAGTACAGCAGGTACAACTAGCACACCTTCCACTACTTCTACTGGTAATGGATCTGGATATTAATAAAAAATGACAATAGATACCAGAATTAAATTTCAGGACATAGTTGAAAATCAACTTCCTCGTTTTGTGAGGGAAGATTTTCCACTTTTATCCGATTTTTTAAAGAGTTTTTACGTTTCTCAAGAAATTCCTGGTGGACCTTATGATTTAATACAAAATTTAGACCGTTATGTGAAAGTTGATGAGTTATTTGCTCTTAAAGACTCAACAATTCTTAACGGTGACTTGAATATGAGTGCTGTTAGCATCAAAGCTGGTGCTGAAGGAAACTTTACTGTTGGTTTTCCTGAAAATAATGGTCTTATTAAGATAGATGATGAAATAATTACATACGATTATAAAACAGATAGCACTTTTGAGGGGTGTAAAAGGGGTTTCAGTGGCATTACTTCCTACATTGGGACAAATACACCAGATAAACTAGTATTTTCTCCTTCTGTTGCTGGAATTCACACTTCTGGGTCTCCAATTCAGAATTTAAACATAGTTTTTCTTCAAGAATTCTTCAAAAAAGTCAAAACACAGTTTGCTCCAGGGTTTACTGATAGAGCTTTTGCTCCAGAAATTGATCAAAGGAACTTTATTTTTAATTCGGAGAGTTTTTATACCTCAAAAGGTACAGATAATGCCTTTGAAATTCTTTTTAAAGCACTTTATTCTGCAAATGTAGAAGTTATACATCCAGATCGTTACTTATTCAGACCATCTAATGCAGATTATAAGATAACAAAGGACTTTATTGTTGAAACTATTAGTGGTGATCCTAAAGAATTAACTAATTTAACAATAACTCAGAAAGCTACAGGTGCAAGAGGAACAGTTACTAGAGTAGTTCCTATTCTTTATGATAAAGGACAATATCATGAAATCAGTATAGACTCTGGATTTTCTAGAGATATTAGTGTAAAGGGTACTATTTTTAACGAATTTGATGTAAATCCTAAAACAAAGATTACAAATGAGATTAGTATTGGTACTACTACATTAGATGTTGACTCAACTCTTGGTTTTCCTGATACAGGAAAGCTTATTATGTTGGATGTTGATAATCAACCAGTATCTTTAGCATATACTGGAAAGACAGTTAACCAATTTTTTGATATTACAGGCATTAATAATACATTTCCAGCAGGAACTGATGCTAGAATAGATGATTATTCTTATGCTTATGTTGGTGTTAATACTACAGAACAAATTCAAGTAAGAATTGGTGCTGCTCTTCAAGATATTGATTTTAAAGAACCTAATTTCTCTTATGAACCAGGTGATGTTATAAGACTTCAATCACTTGGAGTACAATCTCAGTTAGAAAAAGCAGTTAATTTTATTGGAAATATAAAAACTAAGTGGGAATTAAAAAATATTACACTTCTTGATGAAGATCAAAGAACATATCAATTTACAACTTGGGACACTCAATATTTAAGAGCAGGACATACCTTCATAATGAAGAGTCGTGATCCTATTCCTGTAGTGGTTACTGGTTCAGTTACTCAAATTACTTCTCCATATACATTTGAAGTAATCTTATCTAATAATATTTCATTAGTAAAAATTTGGGATCTTGAAAATCAAATATTAAAAGGTGATTCTTCAAAATATCCTTATATTAACAATTATATTACTAATGTTCTTAATACTTATGTAAGGACTAGAACTGGTGATGTTTTAGTTGCTACTAACTCTATTCCATCATATGAGAATAAGGAAATTAATCCTTATGATAGAAAGATATCTTATACTGGTCGTTTAGTCAGTCAGGAAGAAATTCCTTTGACAACTACTACTGATCATGGATTTTATACTGGAGATACTCTTTATTATAAGGCTGGAGTTACTTTAGTTGTAAGTACCACTTCTGATGGATTAACATTTGAAACTCCAATTGATAGTAGATTTAATAATATAGATGATGGAGTTTATTATGTAAGAAGAGTAGATGCTAATAGAATTAAAATGTCCCGTAGTAAGGGAAATTTATATAATGACATCTATGTTGAATTTACAGGAGATGTAGAAGATAATTTATTCATATATTATGAATTTAAGGATAAAATATTTGATGCTCAAAAAACAGTAAGAGCTCTTCTTCCACCAGATAAAAAGAGTGGAAGTTATGTTACGCCTCCTGGATATACAGGTATTTTAAATAATGGCGTAGAGATAATGAACTATAAATCTCAAAATAGTACAGTCTACTATGGAGATGTTAGATCATTTGAAGTTAAGAGAGGTGGTTACAATTATGATGTTGTAAATCCTCCTGTTCTCGTAATTAATGATGATGTTGGAGTTGGAGCAACTGGTACTGTTGCTACTCAAGGTGAATTTGAAAGAATTGAAATACTTAATACTGGATATGACTATGTTGATACTCCTGTTGTCTTAATTAGTGGTGGTAATGCTGAAGAGGATGCAGAAGCAGAAGTAAGAACTATTGCAGTTCCTCATGAATTACCTTTTAATGCTGGTGAAGAATCTAAAGGAAGTAGAGGAGTTGATTTAACTAACAATACTATTGGATTTACTACTTTCCATAAATTTAGAGATGCTGAAGAGATTATCTATGAATCTAGGGATTTAGATCGTGTGGTTGGTTTAGTTACACAATCATCTTACTATGTTTCTGTAGTTGATAATTATATTATTAAATTACATAATAAAGAGCAAGATGCTATTGAAGGAATTAATGTTGTTGATCTAACTGATTATGGTCAAGGTAGACAATTTATTAAAACGGCTCAATTAAAGAGAATAGTTTCTAGTGTAGAAATAACTAAGAAAGGAAAAGGATATCAAAATAAGAAAAGAACAATTAGAACTACTGGGATAAGCACTGCTGCTAATACTTTTGCTATTCCTTCACATGGATATTTGAATAAAGAAATAGTTCAATATACTGCACCAGAAACTGGAGATTCCGTTACTGGATTATCTTCTAATGATGATTATTATGTTGTTAAGAAGAGTGAAGATGAATTTGGTCTAAGATTAGTAGGTGTTGGATCTACAGCAAAGGATTATTATTGGAATAATGTTATTCCTGTTGATATAACAAAAGGTGGTGGTGGATCATTTAACTATCAACCTATTGTAGCTAGGGTAGAAGGGTCTATAGGGGTCTCTACAAGAGCAGGAGGGCAAGACTTCCAAGCAGTGCTTCAACCTGTTGTAAGGGGTTTAGTGACCTCTGTAGACCTTACTCAGAATGGAGTAGGGTATGGTGCTTCTGAGATTGTTAATTTCAATAGACAACCTGTAATTACTTTTGAGAATGGTGAGTTAGCACAAGCAAAACCAGTTATTAATAATGGACAAATAACTTCCATTATGATACAAAATTCTGGTAGAAATTATCATGCACCTCCTGATGTTACTATTAAGAGTGCTGATGGTGATTTTGCTCAATTAACTCCTATTATTGATACTGGAAAATTAGTAGAAATTAAAGTTATTAAGGGTGGAGCAGGATATGTAAAAGATGAAACTGATATCATTATCAAATCACCTGGAGCAACTGCTCAAGTAGAAGCTACTATTCGTACATGGCAAGTCAACTTATTCCAAAGAAACTTTAATAATATTGAAAGTGATGATGGTGTATTGGATGAGAACCTTTCTCATGACAAATTACAATATTCTCATATCTATGTTCCTAGAGCATTAAGAGAATCTACTTATGCTATATCTGGGGAAGCAATAGATAATACTCTTTATGGAACACCAGATCTAGTTAAACTGGATGGATCTGAAGTTGCTAGTTCTGAACATTCGCCCATATTAGGATGGGCTTATGATGGGCATCCAATATATGGTCCTTATGCATTAACTAATACTGATGGATCTGGATCTATTGGTGAAATGACGTCTGGATATGAATTAAAGGTTGGAGATGTTTTAGTAACTGATGCTGTAGATGCAACTAATAGACCTCCTGTTTCTGTATATCCTGCTGGATTCTTTGTAGAAGATTTTGTATATACTGGAAATGGAGATTTAGATGAGCATAATGGTAGATTTGCTATAACTCCAGATTATCCAAAAGGAACATATGCTTATCATGCTACTATAAATGCTCAAAATGATTCTACTGGACCTTTTGAGAATTATAGATCTCCTGCTTTCCCTTATTTCATAGGAAAGAGTTTTAAATCTAAACCAAATCCATTTAATTTTAGTATTGAGTCAAATCAAGATGAGTATGATATAGAAACAGGTGAATGGTTAAGAAATACAAGAGATTACCATACTAACTCTGTTAGAAGTGGATATGATTATATTTTCAATTCTAATGATGTAAAAGAGCAAACATTAGAAATAACTGAAACCTCTTTGGGACATATTAATAATATAGGAATCACCAGTGGTGGAACAAAATATAAGATGGGTGATGAAGTTGAATTTGATAATGCTGGTACTAATGGTAGAAATGCTAATGCAGAGGTTGCTAGAGTTGCTGGTAAAGTAATTGATACTGTTAGTCTTGCTACTACTAGTTTTGATAATGTTGAATTTGTTCCTTCTAGAACTTCAACTACATTTGTAGGAGTTACCACTGCTCCTCATAATTTATTAAACAGAGATATAGTTAGAATTTCTGGACTTTCTACAAACGTTGGTGGTCTTTCTGCTAGTTATTCTGTAGGGGTTACTAGTGAAGCTTTATCTTTGACTGTTGGAATGGCAGCAACAACTAATAGTGGACAAGTAGAATGGGTTAATGTTGGTGGTGCTTTAGGTAATTCATCTTTAAGAGATAATGATATTCTTATAGTAGATCAAGAAAAGGTTAAAGTATTAGACATTAATGTAGATGCTGGACAAATTCTTGTTAGAAGAGCACAGAGTGGTACTACAGCAGGGATTCATAGTAGTAGAGCAATCTTATTTGAAGATCCTAGAACCTTTAGTTTCCAAGTAGCAGGAATATCAACTACTAAGAAATTTAGACTTAATAGACAACAATATTTCTATCCTGCAGATGTAGTTGGAATGGGAACTGCCAGAGGAACTGCTAGATCTACTGGTTATGGAACAACTATAAGCTTTAGTAGAACTATAGGGTTGGGATTGACACAAGTTTGGGTTCCTTCTCAATCTCTCTGGTTTGCTGATCATGGATATCAATTAAATGATGAAGTTGTTTATTCTGCTAATGGTGGTACACCTATTAAAGCTTATAGTGGAGTAACTGCAACTCCTTATAGAAATCTTGATACTTATGATAATCTATATGCTGTTCCTCTTGATTCTAATACTATTGGTTTGTCTACAGGTAGAGTTGGTCTTGGAAGTGATTCTAATGGTTATTATGTGGGTGTTAATAGTTCACTTGTACCATCTACACTTTACTTCCCTACTCAAACTTTAACTGGAGTAGGAAATACTCATAGTCTACTTACTAGACTTACTGATACAATTAGTGGAAAAGTTACTCAAAATGTAGTTACTGTTTCTACAGCTACAACTCATATCTTAGAAAAAGATGATACTGTCTTTGTATCTGTAAAACCAATAGGTGTTACTACAGTTACTGTAAAATATAATGATTATAATAGAAGAATAGTTTTTGACCCTCAAGATTTTGTTGCTGGTGATGTAGATCTCTCTTTAAATACCATTTCTGTAACTGAAGGTGTTTTCAATTTAGGAGATAAAGTAATTCATACTGCTTCAACTCCATCTGGTGGATTAGTAGATGAGAAAATGTATTATGTTATTTTCTATGATAAGACTAATATTCGTTTGGTTGAAGATAGAATTCAGGTACAATCAACAAATCCAAAATTTGTAGATATTACTAGTGCTTCTGCTGGAACTTTATCTAAAGTCAATCCTTCATTATTGGCTAGAAAGAATCAACAGATTAAATTTGACTTATCAGATTCTTCTCTATCATTTATTGATAATGGAGAGACATATTCTGCTTTTGACTTAAATTTATATATTAACAGTGAATATACTGATGAATTCGTTACTACAGAGAAAAATGATGCTTATGAAGTCCTTAAGACTGGAAGAATTGGTATAGATGCTACAGCAAATCTTCTTTTAACTTTAACTGATGATATTCCTAAAAATCTTTTCTATAAGTTTAGTCAGGATAATATTTCTATCATCCCTGATGTAAAGAAACAGATAGTTATTGATACTTTAGTTTCTAATTTTAATCAGATTAATATAAGAGCAACATTCTATGATGGTAATTGGAGTGTTAGTGGGGTAGGAGCTACTACTTTCCAATATAACATCCCAAATACTCCAGATGTAACTTCATACACTAAAGCTAATTCTAAACCAGTATATGAAACTACTTCTAAAACAGCAGAAGGAGCTATACTTAAATTTAAGGTGAAGAGTGGTGGAGCAATGTACAAGATTGCTCCTAGAGTAAGTGGAGTAGGTGCTGGTACTACTGTTAGGTCTGGAATTGGAAGTGGAGCAATTCTTACTGCAGAAACCTCCTCTATAGGTCAAATTACTAAGACTCGTCTTAATAGTATTGGTTTTGATTATCCTTCAGATAAGACTTTAAAAGTTATTCCTAATCTTCCTGATATTGTAGAAGTAGAAAGATTGAATACTTTGGGTTCTATTGGTATAACATCTCAAGGAAGGAATTATTTGGTATCACCCGATTTGGTTATTCAAGATGGATATACTAAACAAGTGTTAAATGATGTTGATCTTGAATATGCTTTAGGTGATACAGAAGTTAGAATAGTAAAAAATACAGAAGGAATCTATGATGTACCTCCAATAATTTTACCAGTTGGTAACTCTAATGGTGTAGTTATTAGAGATCTTTTGTATAGTAATACTGGTGGTGGTACTTCTACAGGTAAACCTAATACTGTTAGACTTTATATTGATGATGTTTTCCAAGAAGCAGAAGATTTCAATAAAGGTGGATGGTTCCCTGGTGAGAAGTTCATGTTGGAGAATGTGAGCGTTGGTCTAGGAAGTACAGGTACAGGTTATAATTCAAAAGAATATAATTACCATTTATGGGAAGTAACTGCTGCTAGTGGTCAAATTGGTGGTGCTAATGCATTCATTGAATTTACTTTCCCTGATGGATTTATTGGTGTTGGAAGAACACCAGGTAAGATGGTTCCTGGTAGGTCATTTGCAAGAGCAATCTTAAAAGAACACTTCCCAGTATATGAACCAGTAGTATTAAAACAAAGTGAATTCTTTACTGGAGAAACAGTAGAAGATGAAGTAGGTGCTCAAGGTATTATTCAAAGGTGGGTTCCTGAAAGTAATACACTGACTATTTCTGCTCAACAGGAATTTGATGTAGGGTCTAAAATTAAGGGATTAAGTTCTAGAGTACAAGCATATATTAAAAAGAATGTTAGTTTTGCAGCAGAAATTGCAACTGGTGCTGGTGCAACAGTAAATCATGGATTCCAATCTGATTCTGGTTTCTTAAACAATAGTTTCCAAAGACTTCCAGATAATGGATATTATCAAAGATTTGCTTATGCTTTAAGATCTCAAGTTCCTATTGATAAATGGGGTGATGATGTAAAAGCATTAAGTCATGTTGCTGGATTTGATAGATGGTCTGATTTAGAAATTGAAAGTAAAGATCCAGATGCTGTTATTACTAGAACAGAACCTGCTAACTTTGAATTAGTTGCTGAACAGCAATGTTATGGTGATGTACAGTCATATCCTGATTTTGATGATGTAAGTGAAATTACAGTTGATGTAGCAGGTCAAATAATCTCTAAAGAAGTTTTATTTGCTAATAGACCTATTACTGATTATTATCAGTCTATTGGAAATAGAGCACTTGATATAGATGATTTTAGTGCTACATTTAATGATAGAGAAAGACCTACTAAATTCTCCACTGTTGGTGAATTTACAGATAATGATGTATTCAATAAAATCTTTACTTTAGTAAAAGATCAAACTTATTCTGATGAAAGACAATTCTCTATTGTTTCTCTTCTTCAGCATGATAATGTTGCATATATTAATGAGTATGCAACTGTAGAAACATATCCAGAATTAGGAACTTTTGATTATGCTCCTAAGAAAGAAGGTTGGGATTTAACTTTTGTTCCTAATAAAAATGAATATAATTTATATGATATTTCTAGTGTTTCTATAAGTGTTAAAGATAATATTGTTGGTGTAGCAAGTACTGCTTTAGGTGATTCATGTTACTTGGATGATTCTCAAACTAATATTGGTGCTAATGTAAGAAAAAATATTGTTGAATTTGGAGTAGATTATAGAGCTGCTCATATTATGGTTCAACTTGAAAATAATGTTCAAGAGTTTGTAGGAAGTGAATTTAACCTCATTCATGATGGTACTAAGGTAGCACTTAACCAATATGGAGATCTTACTAATAGTCTTTCTCCTGATTCTTTAGATGTTGGGTTTGGAACCTATTATGCTACAATTGAAGGTGGTCATGTTAAATTAGATTTCCATGAAGCAGTAGGTGCTGCTGTTACAGCAAATGCTTCCTTTATTGCTTTAGAGAAATATGGTTCTGTTGGTGTTGGATCTGTAACTTTAGATATTGGTAGACTTACTTCAAACAAACAAACTGTTGGTGTAGGGTCTACTGCTACTCCTATAGCATCTTATGGAACAGATGGTTCTGGATTCGATTTTAAAGCAACTACTGGATATTACTTTGTATCTGTAGAGGGTGCTAATGCTGCTTCTACTGGACAGTATGAGTGTTTTGAGGTTGCTGTTTTAAACTCATCATCTAATGTAGTAACTGTTGATTATGCTAATGTTGGTCTTAATACTACTAGTTTGGGAACTGTTGATGCTCAATTGGTAGGTGATAGTGTAGATATAACTTATAGTCCTAGAGCTGGTGCTTCTGTCCATGTCAAGACCTTTGGTATTGAGATGCAGATTTATGATAATATTCCTTTAGCACCTAGCTTAGATTTAGACAATACAGAATGGTATAGTAAATTTGGTAGATATGTTGGAACTAAATTAGATCTTCAAACTGCATTTAACTTAAAGCATGATGAAAAGCAAATTTTTAGAAGAATATTTGATGGTTCTAGTGATGCTGGAACAGGTGGTAATGGAATCAACTTAACTAATAATACTGTTGATATTCCTGATCATTACTTTGTTACAGGAGAAAAGGTTAATTATAGTTACACTGGTTCAAGTACTGTTAATGCTGTAGGAATTAAAGCTGCTACCGTTGCTGGAGTAAGCACTACTAAACTTCCTAATGAATTATATGTTGTTAAATTCTCTAATTCTGGATTAAGATTTGCTGAAAGTGCTGCTAAAGCTTTACAACAGGTTCCAGAAACATTTGAATTAAATTCAGTTGGTATAGGAACTTCTCATCATATTACTGCTACTAATCAGAATTCCAAATCATTAGTAACTATTGATAACATGATTCAGTCTCCTATTGCAGGAACTGCTGTTACTACTGCTTTATCAGCAGCTATAGTATTTGGACAGAATACTCCTGTAGTTGGAATAACGTCATTTGCCGCTGCGGACTTAGTTAAAATCGACGACGAGATCTGTAAAGTATTAGACGTAGGAGTTAACGGGAATAATCTAACTTTATTGAGGGGTCAATTAGGAACTCCTGTGGAAGCTCATAGTAATGGATCTGTTATTACTAAGTTAAGTGGAAATTATAATATTGCATTAAATACCCTTCATTTTGCTCAAGCACCAAAAGGAAATACTCCTTTAAGTACTACTTCTGACCCAGATGAAACTTCTTGGGTTGGTCTTGTTACTCATTCTACTTTCCACGGTAGAATCTTTACTAGAACTGCACCTCCAAGGTCTACCAAAGAAACTTATACTACTAATGCAGTTTTTAATGATATTTCAGATCAATTTACTGGAATTCAAAGTGCTTTCTCCCTTACAACTGGATATGGTAGCAGTGAAACTAATGCTTTAGGATTCTCTACTTATAATGGAGTACTCTTGATCAATGATATGTTCCAAGAACCTGCAAGTACTGAGCAAGGAAATTATAGTTTTGGAGAAGGAAGTGGTATTACTACTGTTACATTTACTGGTGAAGAAACATCTCTTGCAGCATATCGTAGACCAACTGATACTGTTTTAGGTGAGAATGCAAATAGGACTAATTATCCTAATGGTGGTAAGATTCTTTCTGTTGGATCTACTGGAGGATTGGGTTATCAACCTTTAGTTGCTGCTGGTGGTACTGCTATTGTTTCTGGTGTTGGAACTATTACTTCTATTAGTATAGGTAATACTGGTTCTGGATATAGATCTGGAATCCAGACTACAGTTAATGTGGGAGTTCAGACTTATGGTGTAGGTATAGCAAGTTACGTTTCTATTGGTACTGCTGCTATTAGTGGTGGTCATATAGTAAGTATTGCTGTTACTAATCCTGGAATTGGATATACTTATTATCCTATTGATTCTACAACATTCATGACTGCTGCTGGTGCTGCAGGAACTACAATTATAGGGGTTGCTGATACTAGTAGAATCACTACAGGGTCTATAATTTCTATTGCTCAAACTACTAATTCATCAACTACCAGTAAAGTAACTCTAATTGCTAATGTTTCTGTAGTTAGTGTTGGTCAAAGTCAGTTTACTATTGGTACAGGAGACACTATTAGTTCTGCAATAGGTATTGGAACTACTACTGCTGCACCAGTGGTTACTATTAAGAGTTTTGATCCACCTGAAGTAGTAATTGATTCACCACTAAATTACACTAACATTCCTTTGATATATGATCCTAATTCTACTACTGGAGCAGGACAAAGTGCATCTGTAGATTTTGTTGTTGGAATGGGTGGTAGTGTAGTTGACTTTAAAGTTAAGAGAGAAGGATTTGGATATGGTAATGGTGAAATATTAACTGTTGCTACTGGTGGAGCAACTGGAATTCCTACTACAAGTTCTACCAGTCATATAGATTTTGAACTTACAGTGCAAAAGATTCATACTGATGAATTCTCTGGATGGCATTTTGGACAACTTGAAGCATTAGATAATTTTAGTACTGATTTGGATGGATTTAGAACAGTCTTCCAGATGAAGGTAAGTAATAAACCTGTTTCACTTAAAACTGCTCCTGGATGGAATGTAAGTCCAGTTCATTCTTTATTAGTATTTGTTAATGGTCTTCTTCAAGAACCAGGATACGCATATAACTTGGGTAGTGGTGGAAGTTCTATTGTATTCTCAACTGCTCCTAATGCTGATGATTATATACATGTTCTTTTCTATAAAGGAACTCCTGGAATAGATGTAGCACTATTAAATGTTGCTAAAACTATTAAGAAGGGAGATCAAATAGATATTCAGAATAATCCAGAGAAATTATTTAATGGATATCCTCAAGGACCAGGATTAAATCAAGAACCAAGAATTATTGTAGGAATTACATCATTAAGTTCTGATAGTGTAACCACTACTCCATATAATGGAATAGGAATAAGCACTGATATAAGCTTATTAAGACCTTCTAATTGGAGAAAACAAACTAGTGATTTAATTGTTAATAATAGACCTGTTGGAAAAGATAGGGTTGAATTAGAGGCAGATATATTCCCTACTGCTTTTGCTATACAACCTATAGGAGCAGGTACTACGTATGTTTATGTTGATACAGTTAGACCTTTCTTTAATCAATATAATGAACAGTCTGCTAGTAGAGATACCTTACAAGACTTTATTAATATAGCTGAACAAGATGATAAATTACCAGGAATTGCAACTGCTATAGTTTCTGATACTGGAACTGTTAGTTCTATTGATTTAACTAATATTGGAGTTGGATATACAGCAGTTCCTACACTTACTTTCTCTCCTCCTCCAGAAGGTGGTAGTTTTGTTACAGCAACTGCTACTTGTACTGTAGGTGCTGCTGGAACCATAACATCAGTAACAGTTACTAATGCTGGAACTGGATATACTACTACAAATCCACCTGTTCTAGAAATTGCTGCTCCTCAAGCAGTAAAAGAAGTTAAAGTGGATGTAGATGCTTATGAAGGTGATTTTGGAACTATAGTTGGATTTGGTACAACTACTACAAGTGGAAAACCTCAAATTATCTTTGATTTCTATATTCCAGATGGTTCTCCTTTGAGAGATGTTGCTTCTGGTGGAACTGGACCTGTTTCTGCTGCTACTACAGTTAGTGGTATTACTACTGGAGATTTCTTCACTGCAAATAATACTAATTACACATTTGGAGATGGAACTCTAGAAACTAGAAAGACAGATAGTACTATTAAAGTTGGTGCTACTACATCTTTCTTAGATTGTGTATATCAAGTTGCTAGTGCTGAAACTGTAACTGTAACCAATGCTTCAATTGGTGCTACTGGTATTAACGGACCATTTACTGGTCTTACTACAGATGTAAGAAGAGTCTTCTGTAATATTGCTGGTATTGGTACAGAGAACTTCTCTTCTACATACTTTAAATTTGATCAAAATAAAACTGGTGTAGGAACAGTTACATTTGATACTCAAAATATTACCACATACTCTGGTACTATTACTGTTTCTCCTAACTTAGGTCACTTTAGTTGGGGTAAGATTACAGTACAAAGAAAAGAAGGTAACACATTTACCTATTATGGTGATAATGGGATTAGTGGTTTATCTACTTCAACAGTGATTACTAGATATAATCCACTGAAAATGAAAGAGTATGTTATTTCATAATAAATACCTTTACGGAATAATAACCTAGCGAATAATGGCGAAACAAGGAATTAGTACTGGATCAAGTCCGAATGACGGAACAGGTGATAGCCTCTTAGCTGGTGCCGTTAAAGTTAATGAAAACTTTGATGAGGTTTATGGTAAACTGGGTGATGGGACAAGTTTATTTGTAGGAATTGTTAGTTCTATTGCTGTTGATGGTGCTCTGAGTATATCAACCTCCTTTGGTGCTCCTACTATTACAGGAACTGCTAATACAGCAGTAATTAACTCAAGACAGATTTTTAGTGCAGGTATAGTTACTTTTGCTACTGATGCTAAGATAAGTGGAATTAATACTTTTTCAAGTGCTGGATATGATGTAGCAGGTATTATAACTGCTCAAAATGTAATTTTATATGATACTGCAAAGATTGCTGGTATTACTACTATTAATTCTTTTGGAGTTAATGTTGGTGGTGCAGTAACAGCAAATTCTTTAGCAGTTAGAGATACTGGAGATGGTTCATATGTTGGTCTAAACACAGTCAGTATTGATAATACAGGTATTGCTGCAACTGCAATCAGTATTACTGATACAGCAACTTTAGTCACTATACAAAATAGTGGTACTGCTAATCTAGCAACAGCAAATATTAATAGTGGAATAATTACATCTGCTGTAATTGGTGCTGGAATCACAATGAATTCCAGTGGTATTGATTTTGCTTCTTCTACTGGTATTGCTACAATATCTCTATTAAAAGGAAATGTAGAAGGTAATGTAACTGGTAATGTAACTGGTACTGCTTCTAATGCTACTCTTGCTGCTAATGCTCAAGGATTGCAGGGTACTCCTAATATTGTTGTTGCAAGTATTTCATGTAGTGGTAGTGCTTTAAATGCTAACTTTACCACTGGTATTGCTACTGCATCTGCATTTAAAGTTGGTACTAATCAAGTTATTAGTAGTGCAAGACAATTACAAAATATTGCTTCTTTAGATACTACAACCAGAGATACAATTGAGGCTGCTATAGAAGCAGGTCCAAATGACTTTACAGATATAAATGTTTCTGGTTTAGGTACTGTTGGAACTCTTTATGTTCCTGGAACTGTTAGAGGACTGAATATAAGTGGTGTTACAACTGGATTAACTGTATCTGGTGTTACTACTGTTGGTATTGTAACTGGTGCTACATCACTTCAAGTTACTGATGTTTATTCTAACTTCTACTTTGGTGATATAACTAATGTAAGTGGTAAACCAACATTATCTAAAGCTATAATTGGTACTGGTGTTACCATAGATCAAGGTAATATTGATGCTGGATCTTATGTTGGAATTATTACTGCAAAAGAATTTCATGGTGATGGATCAAATTTAACTAATGTAACCTCATCTGCTACAGCAATAACATTAGCTGATGAGTCAACTGATACCTCATGTTTCCCTGTATTTGCTACTGGAGCAACAGGTAGTTTAGGACCTAAAACAGGTACAAACCTTACATTTAATTCAGCATCAGGTGCATTAACTGCTACATCTTTTGTTGGTGCTGTAACTGGTAATGTAACTGGTAATGCATCTGGTTCATCTGGATCTTGTACTGGTAATGCTGCAACTGCAACACTTGCTACTACTGCCCAGGCATTAACTGCAGCAACTATTAATCTTAATGGTAATACCCTTGGGTTAAATCTAACAGGTATTCAGACAGGATTAAATGTTACTGGAGTTGGAACTATTACCACTTTTGGTAGTACAACAGCAACTTTAACTACTGCTAATATAACTACTGCTAATGTTGGATCTGCTGTAACAAGTAGTTCTACTGGTATTGTAGTTGGTGCTGGTAAATCTTACACAGGTGACTCATCTAGGGTTGTTAGTGGAAGATGGATACTGGGTGCTAATGGTACTAGTGATTATACCTTTACTGGTGTTGGACTCACTGTTACTGAAAATGATCCAGATTTATACCTTGCAAGAGGTAATACCTATGAATTTGTAAATGCATCTGGTGGTCATCCATTTAGGATTCAGAGCACTACTAATGGATCTACTGGTGCTGCTTATGGTTCTGGTGTTATAAACAATGATGGTGGTAATGGTTCAACTATTACCTTTGAAGTACCATTTAATGCTCCTGATACACTCTATTATCAGTGTACAGCACATACTGGAATGGGTGGAACTATCTTTGTCTACCCAGCTCTTAGATAACCTTAATAAATAAAAAGAAAACTGTTTAAACAATGGCTGCGATAATTACTGATCAACTTCGTATTGTGAATGCTACTAATTTTGTGGCTGGGGTTCAATCCAGTGCAAATTCGTATTATTGTTTTATCGGAGTACCTAATCCTGCAGATTATGTTTCTACTTGGGATTCAGATCCTCCTGCACCTAAAGATAGCTTTAGTCAACAGGATGATTATTATGATACCATGTTGGCAGTTAAAAGAATTAACTCAGCCGATATAAGTCAAGTTGTTAGAAAACTTAAGTGGCAATCTGGTGTTACTTATGATATGTGGAGAAATGATATCACTAGAGATAATCCATCTCAACCTTCTGGTGCTTTTGATATCTATTCAGCAAATTATTATGTAATTAATGATGATTATAGAGTATATGAGTGTCTGTTTAATAATGCTAGTCCTGAAAATAATAACCAAGGTGGTCCATCATTAGATCAACCTACTTTTACAGATTTAGAACCTAGAGCTGCTGGAAGTAGTGGTGATGGATATATTTGGAAATATCTCTTTAGTATTAGACCAAGCCAAGCAATTAAGTTTGATTCTACAGATTATATTCCAGTTCCTGATGATTGGTATACTAGTGCTAGTTATGTCCCTATGAGGGAAAATGCAGATGCTAGTGGTCAAATTAAAATTTGCACAGTAACAAATCGTGGTGTTGGTTTAGGAACTGCTAATATCACTTATAACCAAGTTCCTATTCTTGGTGATGGTGAAGGTGCTAAGGCAACTATTGTTATTAACAATGATTCTAAAGTAGAATCTATTACTGTTGCTGATGGTGGTGCTGGTTATACCTATGCTAATGTTGATTTACCAGCAGGTGGAGTTCCAACTGGTACTACAACTCCAACATTTAATGTTATTATTCCTCCTCCAGGTGGATATGGAAAAGATATTTACTTAGAGTTGGGAGCATTAAATGCTTTAGCATATGCTAGATTTGAAAATGATTCTGAAAACCCTGATTTTATTACAGGAAACCAATTTGCTAGAATAGGAGTTCTTAAGAACCCTCAAGCATATGGTTCTGAGCAAATGTTAATTTTAGATAAAGCAAGTTCTGCTTATGCTCTTAGATTAACTGGTACTGGTTACAGTTCTGCTGTTTTCACTCCTGACTCCTTTATTACTCAAACTGTTGGTGTTGGTTCTACTGCTGTAGGAAGAGTTATATCATATGATCAAATAACTGGGGTATTGAAGTATTGGCAAGATAGAACTACTGCTGGATTTACTTCTACTGGTTTGGCTGACCCTACTCCAATTTATGGTTTTAGGTCAAATAGATTCAATCATATGATTACTGCTCCAGGAGAGACTGGAGGTGGTAGTTATATAATTAATGGTGGAAGTGTATCTTTGGGAATTAATACTGATTTCCAAGGTGTTTCGACAGTAATAAATAATAGAACATATTATCTTGGGCAAAATTTCAGCAGCGGTGTAGCTCAACCAGAGATTAAAAAATATTCTGGTGAAGTAGTATATGTTGATAACAGACCATCTATTACTAGATCAAAGTCCCAAAAAGAAGACGTAAAAATTATCTTGCAATTCTAAGAGATCATGCCACAGGAAACCAATTTAAATGTAGCTCCCTACTTTGATGATTTTAC